GTATAGATACATATGAGAGAAGACCTTACCTACTGGGTAGGGGGTACTACTCCTCTCTATAAGGGGGTCTTCCGAAAATCCGTTAGGACCGTTAGGTTTGTTAGGAATGAGTGGTGGACTGGGTTTTCGGCCTAACCAGCGCCTAACAGACCTAACAGCTCGATGCTCATTTGCACCGCACGGCTGGTTCCGCCGCCACCTTTGAACCAAACAGCGCCGGTCTTTACAGCACCTGGCAAGCGCGCCAGCACGATCGGCCAGCAGTTGCCCCATGCCGTATCGGAGAGCATGTGAGCGATGGCGTTAGCCGTGTTGCTGACGATCACGCAGCCATCCTCAGCCTTAATGCCATGGCGCCCGAGCACGTTCTGCGCCTCGGTCGGGGTGACATGCGGATCACTGCCGCGGTGCAGGGCCAACTCCACCAGCTCTGCGATGGTGCGCGTGACGGTGCGGTCACCTTCAACGCGGAGCTGATGCTGCAGGATCGTCTGCAGGCAACGCCGCTCGTCTGGTACCTCCACAGCCTGGCTGTAGGCAGTCCAGTCGTTCTGCTCGATCAATGCCCATGCCTGGTCGCGGGTGACCACATCACGCGACTGCAGCGCCCATGCACCGGCTAGCAGGGTGCCGTACTGATCGCCAAGGCGCTGCGAGTCAAATGCCTCAGCCGCGGCCTTGGCGAACACCTTGACCGACTGGCGGATGGTCGGGATGAGCGCCACGGTGCGCGCGATCAGGCGCTGGCCGACCTGCTCTGAGATGAAGCGATCCAGGTCTCGATCCAACGCCTCCCAGTGCGCGGTGCGTTCCGACTTGGGCAGCTCGGCTGGATTGCGGAGCGTGAGCTGGGCAAAGCGGGACTTATCGGCGCCCTGCTTCAGAGCAGTGGCGATGCTGCTCATCAGGAACATGGAGCGGATGGTGTACCGCTGCGTGTCACCTTCTGGCGAGCCCTTAAGGGTGTGCGCGCGGCTTTCGCTGCTGGCGACACGCGCAAGGCCGAGCACTGCCTGCATCCGCTGCTGATCGTTGCGCTCATTGCTTTCGGCTTCATCAAAGACGACCGGCAGCGCATCAGCGCGCAGGGCCTGCCGAATGCCCGGCTCGGTGGTGTTGCCGGCCACGATCAGGCCCATGTCACCGAGCAGTGGGGTGACATATCGCCCGAGCACTTCGGACTTGCCTGAGCCGGAGCCTGCGGTCAGCCAGGCATGTGGCCGCCAGTCAAGCGCGCCGCAGATGGGCGCCAGCGTGACCCAACCAGCCAGCAGCATCCCGGATGCTGGCACCTCCCACAGGAAGCGCTCAGCAAGGTCCAGCACCTGGAAGGCTGCGTCGTCATCCAATGGCTGCACGCCTGATGGCCCCTGCAGGCGGCTGAGGCGCTGGTAGACGTAGCTGCTGCCGGTGATTCCATCGCACACGGTGCGGCTGCTGCCATCAACGATCAGCTGATCACCGAGGTGCAGTACTGATCGGCCGCCGTCCCACCATGCACCACGCCCGCGGATGCGATCGGGAGAGTACACACCAGCCGCGGCCTGCTGGGTGAACATGCTGCTGGCTGCTGCAGTCCAGTTGACGCCTGTCTTGCTGGGATAGAGCGTCTCCCAATACGACAGCGGCGCCAGTGCGCATAGGTTGGTGCCGGTGTGGCTGCTGCGCGATAGGCGGCAGACTTGCCCGGTGCTGATCGGCTGGTAGTAGTAGCCATCACCATCAAAGCCAAGGCAGGTGAAGTGCTCACCAGCTGCTGGCAGCGGTTCGGGGCCTGGCTGCGCTACAGGCTCCGGGGGCTCCGGTGCAGCGGTTGGCGCCTCGATTGGCGGCGAGCGGTTTGCCTTGAGGTAGGCGGCAGCTTCGGCTGGCGTCCATGTGGCATCCGCAAGATCCCAGCCATCGGCGACGCCATCTGGTGTGGCGACGATGCGCACCTGCGCGGCGCCGAGCGACAGGATACGCCCTGCCAACTTGACCATCGCCTGGCGGCCGACATCATCAGCATCGGGCCATAGCGTGCAGCGCCGCCCAGCTAGCGGTGTCCAATCGGCCTTGTCGATCGCTTTGCAGCCCGATGGCCATGTGGCGACCGCAGCCGATGGGAACAGGCGCGCAGCAGCATCGGCGGTCTTCTCGCCTTCAACGATCAGCACCGGCGCATCAGCGGCCCGCCGCGCCCAGTACAGCGGCCGTGGCGCTGGCGGTGCCTTCCATCGCCAGCCGGCGCCGTCGTACCAGAGTGGACGGATCTTCTTGCCGGGGAACCGGCAGACGATGAAGGTGCTGCTGTACTGCCATACCTGCTCAGCGCCGGCAGTCGGTGGCTCCGGCACTACCGATAGATGCTGCTCAATGCGCTGGCACGCTTCGGCATATGGCCAGCCGGTGATGCGGGTGAGCAGATCCATGCCATTGCCACCACCACCTGCGCCATCCTTCCCGCCGCATTGGTTGCAGAACCACGAGCCGGTGCCGTCCTTGTCGTCGAAGCGGTAGCGATCACTGCCGCCGCAGCAGGGACAGGGCTGGTGCTTGTCGGTCAGCTGATCCGCGGACAGCCCGCCCAGCGCCGCCAGCAGGTCCGGCCACCTGCCGCGGGTGAGGTCTTGGATGGTCATTGCTTAAGCGCCCGCTCCAGTAGCACGCGGATCGCCGTTGCACGCGACATGGCATCACCACGCCAGGCATCCAGCCGCCGCAACAACTCAGGCGTCAGGCGCACGGGTGTGGGATGGGCAAGACGCATCAGCTGGCGGTGGGGGCTTGCGGACTGTAGCCGCCGCTGCTACGGTCAGCAAGCCCGCATGGTGCCATGTCTTACAGCGACTTTTTAAAACAAAAGCAACACACCGGCGCTGATCATGGCTTTGAGCCAGTGTTCATGCCGCCGCAGCTCTTTGACTTCCAGCAGGCCCTCGTGCAGTGGGCCGTGCGCAAGGGCCGTGCCGCGATCTTCGCGGACTGCGGCTTAGGCAAGACCGCCATGCAGCTCACATGGGCTGAGAACGTGGCCCGTCACACCGGTCGCCCGGTGCTGATCCTGACCCCACTGGCGGTCGCCGCGCAAACCATCCGCGAGGGTGAGAAGTTCGGCATCGAGTGCCACCGCTCCAGCGATGGCAGCGTGCCGGGGCGGATTGTGATCACCAATTACGACAAACTGCACCTATTCAACTCTGCTGATTTTGGTGCAGTTGTCTGCGATGAGTCGAGCATCTTGAAGTCGTTCAACGGCTCTACCAGGAAGGCGATCACCCGTTTTATGGCGAAGATGCCGTATCGGTTGCTCTGCACCGCAACAGCCGCCCCGAACGACTACACCGAACTCGGCAACTCATCCGAAGCACTGGGTGAGCTGTCCTACAGCGACATGCTGCGCCGGTTCTTTGCACAGCTCGATGACAAAAGCCAGAAGCGCGAAGAACGGCTGCAGCAGTCGGCAGAGGCGATGATCGGCGCCAACGCTAACTACTACAAAAAGCTGGCGTTCAGGGTATCGCAGACTATCGGCCAGTGGCGCCTCAAGCATCACGCCCGCGAGCACTTCTGGCGCTGGGTGGCCAGCTGGGCTAGGGCCTGCCGGATGCCGTCTGATCTGGGTTTCGCCAACGATGGCTTTATCCTGCCGCCTCTGGTTGAGCGTGATCACATTATTGCCCCGGCCACCCCGCCAGAGGGGATGCTTTTTTCGATGCCGGCCTTTGGGTTGGCGGAAGAACGCGAGGAACGGAAACGCACCATTCAAGAGCGATGCGAGTTTGCGGCACAACTGGTAGACCACGACCGCCCTGCCGTGATCTGGTGTCATACCAACGCCGAAGGCGACTTACTGGAGCAGCTCATCCCAGGCGCTGCGCAAGTTGCTGGCCGCACGCCAGACGACCGAAAAGTAGAGCTGTATGAGGCCTTCGGTGATGGTCGTCAGCGGGTGCTGGTGATTAAGCCGAAGATTGGCGCTTGGGGCCTGAACTGGCAGCACTGCGCCCATGTGGTGACATTTGCCAGCCATAGCTACGAGCAGCACTACCAATCGGTTCGCCGCTGCTGGCGGTTCGGCCAGCAGGGCACCGTTCACCTTGACGTGATCGCCACTGAAGGCGAGGCCAGAGTGCTCACCAACATGCGCAGCAAGGCTGAGCGAGCGTCCGCCATGTTTGAAGAACTGGTGGCGCAGATGAACAATGCAACCACGATCAAACGCACCAATCTCTACACCACCACACCGGCACTTCCGCAATGGCTGTAAAAGATCAACTGCTGACCGACCGCTACGCCATCTACAACGGCGACTGCATTGAGGTCATGCAAGGACTGCCCGATGCGTCGGTGCATCTCACCGTCTACTCCCCGCCGTTTGCTGGGCTGTATCAGTACAGCAGCGATGATCGGGATATGTCCAACTGCCTGAACTACGATGAGTTTTTCACGCACTACGGCTATTGCCTGGATGAAATCCAAAGGGTGATGATGCCCGGCAGGATTTCGGCGGTGCATTGCATGGACATTCCGCTGAGCAACGCCGGCTGCGATGCCATGTTTGATCTACCTGGCCGGATCATCCGAGAGCATGAGGCCCGAGGGTTTGCCTATGGCGGTCGTCGGGTGATCTGGAAGGAGCCGCTGATGGTGCGCAATCGCACCATGATGAAGAGCCTCCACCACAAGACGCTCTGCGAAGACTCAACTCGCAACAGCATCGCTAACGCTGACTACCTGCTGATGTTCCGCCGCAAGGGCGAGAACCCGGTGCCCGTAACCCATGAGGTCGGACTGATGCACTACAGCGGTGAGCGCACGGTGCCGCATGACCTCATGGGCTTTCGCGGCATGAAGGGTGATCAGAAAAAGAATCAGTTCAGCCAGTGGATCTGGCGGCAGTATGCCTCCAGCGTTTGGGATGACGTGCGGATTGACAACGTGCTGCAGTTCCGCGGCGCCAAGGACGGCGAAGACGAGAAGCACGTTCACCCGCTGCAGCTGGATGTGATTGACCGAGCGGTCGTGATGTGGAGCAACCGCGGCGAAACCGTGCTGACCCCATTCATGGGTGTCGGCAGCGAGGTCTACGGGGCAGTGCAGGCCGGCCGCCGTGGCATCGGCATCGAGCTGAAGCCCAGCTACTACCGGCAGGCGGTGCGCAACCTGGAGATGGCCGGGAGCGTTGAGGTCAATGCCGATCAAACGGAGCTGGATCTATGACCCTCCGCCCCTACCAGCAACAGCTGGTGACTGACATCCGCTTGCAGTACCAGCTCGGCAAGCGCAGCGTGCTGGCGGTGCTGCCTACTGGCGGTGGCAAGACCGTGTGCTTCGCCTACATCGCTGATGCTGCCAGCCGCAAAGGCAACCGCGTGCTGATCCTTGTGCATCGCGCGGAGCTGCTGGACCAGGCCAGCCGCAGCCTGCCGATGCACCATGGCATCATCGCCGCCAATCGCGCCATGGACCTGAGTCATGCGGTGCAGGTGGCCGGCGTGCAAACCGTGGCGCGGCGGCTGCACCGGCTGCCGCGGGACATGTTCCAGCTGATCGTGGTGGACGAGGCCCACCACACCACAGCTGGCACATGGGCGCGGACGCTCGAGCACTTCAACACCGCGAAGCTGCTAGGGGTGACAGCGACGCCGATCCGCGGTGATGGCCGCGGCCTTGGCGAGCATTACCAGGCCATGGTCGAAGGACCGAGCGCGCAGTGGCTGACCGATAACGGCTACCTGGCGGCTGCGCGGGTGCTGGCACCGCCAGGGTTCAGCGCTGCCGGGATGCGTAAGCGGATGGGTGACTTCGACCAGCGCGATGCGGAGCAGCAGGTGCGCGCGATCCATGGCGACTGCGTGAGTCACTACCGGCAGCACCTGAACGGCCAGACCGCCATCGCCTTCTGCTGCAGCGTCGCTCATGCTGAGGCGGTGGCGGCATTGTTTAATGCCAGCGGCATTGCTGCCGCCAGCATCGACGGCACCATGGATGCCGTCACCAGGCGCCACCTGCTGAAACAGCTGGGCGCTAACAATATCAAGGTACTGACTTCCTGCGCATTGATTGGCGAAGGGGTGGATGTGCCGAGCGTGGGCGGCTGCATCCTGCTGCGACCTACGGCCAGCGTGGGCCTCCACCTGCAGATGATCGGCCGGTGCCTGCGGCCATCCGGCAGCAAGGTGGCTGTGGTGCTCGACCATGTAGGCAACTGCATGCGGCTGGGGCACCACCTGGAGCCGCGCGAGTGGACGCTGGAGGGGCTCAAGAAGCAAGACCGCGAGAAGGCGCCATCGGTCAAGGTCTGCCCGCAGTGCTTCGCCGCAATGGCCAGCCAGGCGCGGGTGTGCGGCGAGTGCGGGCATACGTTTGCCGCCGAGGTACGCGAGCTGGAGCAGGTGGATGGTGAGCTGGTGGAGATGGCGGCCCGCCAACGCAAACGCCAGCAAGGCACCGCGCAGTCGCTGGACGATCTGCGCCAGCTAGCGCAGCAACGCGGCTACAGGCGCGGATGGGCGGAGCGGGTGTACCAGGCCAGACTGGCTAAGAGGCATGGGCTATGACTCTTAGGCTTCTGGATACGTTTAGCGGAATCGGCGGCTTTAGTTACGCTGCTGAGCATATTGTTGGCGGATTTGAGACGGTAGCGTTTGTTGAACGTGAGCCGTATTGCCAACGGATTCTTAGCAAGCATTGGCCTAATGTTCCCATCTATGGCGACATCACAACCTTTAACCCAAAGCCACATTCAGCCGACGTTATTTGCGGAGGATTCCCCTGCCAAGACATCAGCACAGCAGGCAAGCAAGCCGGCATCAAGGAAGGCACTCGGTCTGGTCTCTTTTACGAACTCATGCGTGTCGTTCGCACAGTACGACCCCGCTACGTCGTCTTGGAGAACGTTGCAGCGATCACTTCTAACGGATTGGGAACTGTTCTCGGAGAGCTGGCCGAGGCAGGGTTTGATGCGGAGTGGGCTTGTATACCGGCGAGTGCTGTGGGAGCCTGTCATCAGCGAGATCGGTGGTGGCTTGTTGCCTACGCCTCGTGCGCAGGAGCCAGCCAGCACAAGCCACGCTCATGGGGACAGTTTGAAAGAGGGTGTTTTTCTCGGGCTGGGAATACCGACGAAGAAGTATCCGCTGCTCCCAACTCCCAAGGCAGCAGACGGCGAGCGCGGGCGGGACAAAGCGCGGGCGAGACCGGATGCCAAGAGCCGCGAGCTGGCGACTACGGTGCGGGATCGGATGCTGCCGACCCCAACGGTCAACGACAGCAAGAACAGCACACTGCCCCCGCCGCAGATAGATCGGGATGGCCTAGCTGGCGCGATGCTCCGCGACGACTCAATCCCGACTGGCGGAGCTACTTATCTGAACCCGTCCTTCGTCGAGGAGATGATGGGCTATCCGGCCGGGTGGACCGTTTGAAGGCGCTGGGCAATGCGGTGGTGCCTCAGGTGGCTGCCATACCATTGGCGCGGGTGCTTGAGCTAGAGCGTGTCAGAGCAGCAAATCCAGCAGCATATCCGCATCGCCTGCAGCAACGGTGACACGCGCCTGTTCCGCAACAACACCGGCACGCTCAAGGACGCCAATGGCCGCCCAGTGCAGTTCGGCCTGTGCAAGGGCAGCGCTGACCTGATCGGCTGGACCACGCGCACGATCACACCAGACATGGTGGGGCAGCAGGTGGCGGTGTTCACCAGCATCGAGGTAAAGAGCGCCACGGGCCGACTGCGCCCGGAGCAGCGGCAATGGCTGGAGGCCGTGCAGGCAGCAGGCGGCATCGCCGGCGTCGCGCGCAGCGTTGAGGATGCTCAGTCGCTGATCGATTGACCACGGCGCAGCACGGTGATACGGTGAGCAGGTCGGGAGCGATCCCGGCGGTCCACCGCACCTAGACAGATGAATACGCTCGCAACCCAGTTGCAGGAACTGGCCACTGCACTCGGCACCGCCGATCAAGTGGTCACGGCATTCCAAGCGCTGCGGGATTTCTGCTCTGATGAGCAATG